TGCGCGAGCAGGCCAAACGAGACGCCGACCCGCTGCCGGGCATCGCGGCCGACTTCGACCGCTCGGTCGTGTGGCCGCTCCTGGGGGCGCTCCCCATCGAGGACGAGCGCCGCATCGTCGGCGCGGACGGCATCCAGGGGATGGACGGCCGCCAGAAGGCCGTCGAGGAGTCGATCAAGGTCATCCGGCGCGAGGCCGGCAAAGAAGCGGCCGAGGCCGCCGTCACCCGGGCGCTCGCCGACGAGGACTTCGTCGCGGACCTCCTGAAGTCGCCCGCGTTCCGCGAGGCGCTGGTCAAGGTCCCGGCCGCCAACAAGCAGTTCCGCGCCTACTTCCGCGGCGACCGCGAGGAGGGCGACATCGCCCCCGCGGCCGCGTCGGGTCGGCGCCGCGAGAACGACTTCATGAACGACCTGCTGCGCGGCCTCCCGGTCGCCGGCACGGGCCAGGACGAATAGGAAAGAGCACCGATGGCGATCATCAGCCGCGCGTCCGGCGTCGGCCTCAGCCTCATCCCCGAGGATTACTCGCGCGGGATCATCAAGAACGTCACCCAGAACTCGGCCGCGATGCGCCTCCTGAGTCGGCGCCGGTTGTCGCGGCAGAACCAGCGCATGAGCGTGCTGACGGCCAAGCCGACGGCGGCCTTCGTCACCGCCGGCACGGCGCCCTTCGACTCGACCGACGTCGGACTCAAGGGCGTCACGAACATGACGTGGCAGGACCTGACGCTCACGGCCGAGCCGATCGCGGCCATCGTCATCATCCCCGACCACTTCTACGAGGACCAGGCCTACGACCTGTGGGGCGAGGTCCGCTCGGAGCTCGAGGAGGCGATGGCCGCCACCATCGACGCGGCCGTGTTCTTCGGGACCGGCAAGCCGACCTCGTGGCCGGCCTCGATCACCCAGCACGCCATCGCGGCCGGCAACACCGCCATCTCCGGCACCGGCACCGACCTCGCGGGCGACCTCAACAACGCGATGGGCGCCGTGGAAGGCGACGGGTTCTACCCCAACGGGTGGTTCTACGACCTGCGGGAAAAAGCCACCCTCCGCAACCAGCGCGACCAGAACAAGCAGTTCCTCTACTCGATGCGCGGCCCGGCCAACACCGGCCTCCAGAACGCCGGCGACGACGACGAGATCTCGGCGCGCGTGCGCGACGTGCGCCAGCAGGGCGAGATCTGGAACCTGCCGGCCTACACCTCCGCGATGGGCCTGGGCTTCGGCTTCGGCACGGGCGCCGTCGCCGGGTCGACCCGCTACATCACCGGCGACTTCGACAAGGCGTTCCTGGGCGTGCGGACCGACGTGCGCGTCAAGATGCTCACCGAGGCGACCATCACCGACGGCTCGGACACCTGGTCGCTGGCCCAGCGCGACGCGACCGCGCTCCGGATGGTCATGCGCGTCGCCTACGCGGTCGCCAACCCCGTCACGCGCCTCCAACCGACGGCGGCCTCCCGTTCGCCCTTCGCCGTCATGAAGATGACCTAGCGGTGAGCCCGCTCAAGGCCGGCAAGAGCCGCCAGGCGATCAGCGCCAACATCAAGGAGATGATGGCCTCGGGCAAGCACACGCAGAAGCAGGCCGTCGCCGCGGCGCTGCGCCAGGCGCGCGCGTCGAAGAAGAAATGAGCCGGGGCGAGAAGGGACCCGTCCCGCTGGCCGAGGGGAACCTCGTGCTGGTGACGGTGCTGGTGGGGGTGCCGGCCTCCGAGTTGGGCGACTTCCGCGTCGTCCCCGACGTGATCCCCGACGGCCTGCACGCCCGCCCCGGCGACACCGTCGAGGTCGACCAGGCGACCGCCGACCGCTGGGTCGCCGCCGGCATCGCCACCCCGCGCGTCGAGCCACCCCCCCCGTGAGCAGACGTGTTGCAGTTCGCTAGAGAGGTGCCCGCGTGAGCGAATCGGAGCAGAAGACGGTCAAGGTCACCCTCACGGTCCCCGTGTCGGACGCCGACGGCTACGGGGGTGCCCACACGGCCGGCGACACCATCGAGGTGCCGGCGGACGTCGCCGAGCGCCTGGTCGCCGCCGGGATGGCGACGCTCGGCGATGCGAAACCAGCCGAGGAAGCGCCGGCCGAGAAGCCGCCCGGCGGCGCAACCGGGCGGCGGTCATCCTCGTGACCGAGTTGCCGGCGCCGCCGCCGGGGCACGTCGACACGCCCGACGCCGCCGACCGCGACTTCGTCCACCACCTCGGCCGGACCGGCGTGGTGGACCGCGCCCCACCGCCCCGCGTGTGGACGACCGCACCGCCCAGCCACCAGGCCGTGCGGGCCGGCGACACGATCCGCATGCTCACCGACACGGTCTCGACCGAGCACCGCTCCCCCGACGGCTCGGCGAAGTTCCGCCACGGCGCCGTCGTGCTGGTGGACGACCACTACCTCGACGCGCCGACCGCGCGCCGCTGGGTCCGCAACCGCATCGCCGAGCCGTACCCCGGCGGGATGCCGGGCGACGTCGTCACCGACGCCGAGCGCGTCGCCGACACGACCGACTTCGACGCCCAGATCGCCCGCCTCGAGCACCTGCGGTCCCGCGCCGTCGCCCGCGCCGAGGAGATCCGCGCCCGCGAGGAGGAGGCCGGCGCCGCGGCCGCCGCCGCCGGGTACGTCCCGGTCACCCGCGTCCGCGACCCCGAGGCGCCGATCGGGCTCGAGCCGTACCGCGTCCCGGCCGACGAGGACCCCCTGGCCGTCTACGACCTGGCCGACTTCCCGCTGCTGGCGCTCAAGGCGGCCGGCTACCGCACGCCCGAGCAGATCGACGCCGCCACCGACGAGGAGCTGCTCGGGATCAAGGGCGTCGGGACGCGGACGCTCGAGATCCTGCGCGGGCGCCGGTCCTAGGCGCACCGTGCCGACCACGCTCGCCGCCGTCGAGCAGGAGGTGCAAGCCCGGTGCGGGCGCTTCTGGCTGCGGCCGGCCGCGTCGGGGACGAGTACGACCGCCGTGGTGCGCGGCTTGCAGTCCACGATCCCGCTCGGCGGGGAGACGGACCTCTGGCTGCTGCGCCGCGCGGCCGCCGCCGCCGACGACCGGCAGCGCCGCGTCGCCGCCTACGACCCCGCGACCGGGACGCTCACCGTCGACCGCGCCTACGCCAACCCGCCGACACCCGCCGAGGCGCTCGAGGTCGGCGTGCTCGACCCCGAGCAGGAGGTGCGCCCGGCCGTCCTGCGCGGCCTCGCGCGCTGCTACTTCGTCGAGCGCGCCGCCGTCGAGGCCACCCCCGGCCAGGTCGCCGAGGCGCTCAGTGCGGCCCTCTTCTGGCTCACCGACGTCGGCCAGATCCGCGACCTCGAGCAGGGCGTCGGGACGAGCCACGGTCTCCCCCTGCGCTGGTACAGGCTGCTCTCGTCCTCGGCGCCCTCGGCCGCACCCGAAGCCGGCGGCCTGCGCGTCACGGCCGAGGTGTCGGGGCTTTCGAGCGCGTCGGCGGTCTACGTCGTCGAGGCGCTGCGCCCGCACCTCTCCTACGTCAACGGGGCCGACTCGACCACGGGACCGACCGCGGACGCCGACGTGCTGGGGTGCCCGCTCGCCTACGCCGCCGCGCTCGGGCACGCCGAGGCCTGGCGCCGCTGCGCGGCGACGCTTCAGCCCATCGCGGCGGCCGGCTACGCCGAGGGGCGCGCGACGGCGATGCGCGAGGTCACCCACCAGGCGAAAGCGCAGTGGTGGTACTGGGACCGCCCCGACCGGATCCGCCTCGGCGACCCCGACGCGGGCCGGGCGGCCTGGCCGACGTGGCGCACGGTCGACCGCGACCACACCTGGCACACCCTCGAGCCGCGCATCTGGCGGGCCGTGATGGAGCGCGCCGCGTGACGAGCTCGCCCTGGCGAAAGGCCGCGCCCTGGCCGTTCGACCTCCAAATCGACCTCGGGGACGGGACGGGCTGGCACGGGGCGATGCTGGTGCCGGGGCAGGACGGCCTGCTGGTCGGGCGGCAGCCGGAGTACCTCTCGCAGGTCACGCCGACCAGCTACGAGTACGGGGCCGCCCAGCCGATGCGCGAGACGACCTGGGTCGTCGGCCGCCTGACCGGCGGGATGGGCGAGTCGCAGCAGGCCGCGCGCACGGGCGTGCGCTACGCCGACGCCGACGGCGTCGACTGCTCCATCGGGGGCTTG